ACCGTAGGCAAGGCCAACCAGGAACTCTATTTTCATTAGCTGCTTATTCAGTCCCTGGAACAACGCTTCGTGGCGAATCTGCGGTGCATACTCTTTTAGCAGTCCCTTGTTGGTTCCGTCCGCACTGTCGAAGTCAAATGTCTTGAACATCCTTTCCTGTCCTGCCGGAAGAACCGGCTTTCCATGCTTATCTGTCTGGAACAACTCAGAATCGCCCAAGATAGCGGCTTCTGTGGCTTTGTACTCCCACAATACACGCCCGTACTGAATGTCAGCTTGTTCTATTATCTCTGTAGCTCTGGAGAACACCGATACCCCCAACGGCGAGTCCGTATCGATATTATTCGCCTTTGGTACTTTGATGTACGCAAAAAGTGGCTTGTCGATGTTACCGATAATTACCGGTTCTTCCGACAGGCCCGCCCATTCATCCACCTCAGACAGTGGCACTTCTTTCCGGAATCTATCCCTCACAGCATAGGTTCCGTCATCGTTGTACTGGTAAATCTCCTCGGATTTGAACGCCTTGTTGATGATCGTATATGTCATTCCCGTAAGCTCATGGTATTCAAGCCTGGTATACAGGTAATCTCCTATCTTCTTTCCTTCCACAAACACCGCCGCCGTTATCTCTCCCTTGTTGTTGAACGCACATGGGAAGAAATCCACCGCTTTCACGAAATCCAACTCGATTGCCGTTGGTCTTCCGTTTTCATCTATGTTCGTCACGAACGGCTTTACCGCAATAGCCCCACCTTCGCAGTACATCTCAACAAATTTGTTCAAGTCCGTAAGCTGGTCTTTCAACTGTTCATTGATGAAAGCAGCCATCGGACTGCCAGTTACCTCCATGCTGAACTCCGTTAGTATCAGCCTGGCAAATTCCTCCGAGATCGCTGACGGCAGATTCAGAGGAATCACATTGTCTTTTCCGCCTCTCCATGGCGGTTCATTCTTGTACATGTTGTGCCACAGCTCTATGGCATTCTGCATTACTCCGGATTCGCATATATCAACGCCCAGGGCTTTTTCCACACTGTTATTCGGCACCAATCTTCTCAACACCTTTCTCAATATATTTGCAATTCTCAATCAGTTCACCCCGTCTTCTTAATGAATTTCTTTATCCTCTTCTCGAAGCTGTACTCCATAGCATCCAGAGAGTCAATATCACTGGTTCCATCATCCAGACGCTCCAGTTCCATTTTCTTCGGATTCCAAACCGCCATGCTGATAGCTTCGAGAACACTTTCACAATCTGGCGTAAAGAACACACGCCCAGTTGCTGAGAGCGTGGTCATTGTGAAGATACGGTCTGTAATCTTGCACTTGGCAGCATTCGTGACATTGATATTTCCCAGTTCCGCCTCAATCATAGCTTTCTGCAAACCTCGTTTCAGCACCAGTTCCGCAGAATCGCAGTACACATTCGTAATGAATCCGTACCGGTCCAATATCTTCTCAACGAATTTCATAAACATCCGGTTCAAATCATCGGGGTCTGTTCCGTCTGCATCGTGCCATTCAGAGGACAGCACATACAGTTTCTCATATCCCTGGGTAATACCAGACGCAACAAAAGCGTGGCCGGAGCCGTTACCTCCGAAGTCCACGCCTATATTCAGCTCTATGAACTCTCCACGTTTCGCCATGTCAATCGTCTCTTCCAACGGCACGATGTACTCATCGTCCTCCGCCGCTATGGAAGTTGCCAGCTTAACGTATATCAGGCCTTCTGCAATACTTCTCTTACCTTCAATATCTCGGATGTACCAGATGCTGTCCTTGTCATACTGGCTGACAATCTCAGCTATTCTCTGCTTCGGGATGTTGATATTCTCGAAGATATTGAAATGCTCGTAATTGTAACCACCCAGAAGCTCTCCCTTGGCCGCTTTCTCAGCGTATTTGTCAATGTAATCAACGTATATCGCTGCCTTAGGATGGTCTGGGTTCAAGTCCCAGAAGATTTTTCTGTTCTTGGCTGCCAGTTGTCGGTTGAATGCCTCTTTGATGGTGTTGTCATGATGCAGGTTGATCTCGGTTGCAATCCACATACCGTATGAGTTACCTCGGATTTTCTTGTAACTATCGGACGCTGCACCTCCGGCGAAGATTACAATCTTGTCTTTGTGCCCCGTATCCGGGCCATTTATCAGCAGGCAGTCATTCCCTTTGTACTGAGTCCACCTGCACTGCCCACGAAATATATACTCAAGACCGAACCCATTAGCATCTCCAATGTTCAGCTTAGCATTCGCCATAGTCGAACCAGTCGCCAGGTGGATTCTATCCTTCGTCGTTTTTAATTCGTGAGCAAATGCGAAAACATTATCTACCGTCTTACCGGAACGAACAGCACCTTCCAGGATATTGTAGGTACTGTTCGCACAATTTTTGATATACCGCTTGTGCTTGTCGCTGAAATTGAACCCTATACGCTTGCGCCTGTTGACCTTGACATACGGGTTGGATAAGCCCTTATTCTTCACCGCCATAAATGTCGGCTTCGATACCCTCCATGTCTTCTATCTCGTAAAGACCAATTTCCTGCTTATCTCTCCAGATGTCCGGCCTACGATTCTTCAACCAGAAACAGCACGCTCCTACGTCCGGTATGATGTCCTCTTCGGTCTCAACCGTCTCTATCTTCGCAGGCTTGGTATTACCGTCTTTGTCCATCTCAATAATTTTCCGGGTTACTTTCGTTTTCTTCTTACTTCCTTTTGCTCGCTTATACAGACTCAGTTCGACTTCTGCATCTGCATATTCTTTTCCGGCGGCCAGAGCCTCTGCAAACTCCGGGTAATCCTTTTTCCAACGGTTGATTGTCCTCGGAGATACCTCGAATGCGTCAGCTAAATCCTCATCCGTACCGCCTCTCATGCACAATACCTTGGCAATTTTTACAAATCTCTCATCATACTTCTGCTTTGCCGCCATTCAACCACCTACTTCCCTGCCAGGTAGTCGGCCGCCCAGTATTCAATCATCTGCCATTTATTCTTACTGGTAATCGTGCCGTCCTTCTCTGCTTTTTTCAGAGCTTTTTTGATTACTTCTGCCGATTCTACCGGAATGGCAGCACTGCCAAATACTTTCGCAAGGTACGTCCAATCCATGTCTGGGTCAAAACCGGCATTGTCCATTTTCTCATTTGCAGCATCAATCATGGAATGGACTGCCGCCCCTACGTTCCGGATGTCCGTAAACTGCTGGTACTTATCCAGTGTCTCCACGAACTTCTCACACTGCTCATAGGCAGCAACACCGATAATCTCAGCACAACTACCGTTCAGATTCTTCATCAGTGCATCCAAGTCTCTAATCTGGTTCGGAAGAAACGCAAACGCAATGGTCTTGAAATCAAACTGAACCGCCGGAGTATTCAGCTTATCAAACTGCTCCAACGGTTCTTCCAGAATTTCTTTCCCTATATAGCTCTCCATCATATCATCGACGTTATCCATCAGCTTCACAATTTCTCTCAGCGTACTCTCATCATCAAACCCAGAGATTGCATTGTGAGCCAACTGCTTAGAAGCCGCCTTGCTTCGGGTCAGCCCGCTCTTATCCAGGATAACGATAATATCTTTCAGTCCAGCCTCTCTTGCACTCTTTACTCTGTGATGCCCTGAAATAATCTCCAGCTTCTCTCCCATCAGTGCAATCAGAGGTAAACTCTCCAACTGCCCTCTGTTTTTGATGTTCGCTGTGAGCTGGTCCTGCATCTCATTTTTCATTATTCTGGCATTGATGTCCTGCTCCTTAAGCTCGGCTAACTGCACCTTCGCAATGTACAGCTCCGTACCCATGTCATAAATTATTTCATATTTTGCTTTCTGCTCTTCTGCCACTGTCTTTCCCTCCTTAACCATTCTTCCAATGTTTCCTGCTCTGTTCGGTCAGTCAGCTCCGCTTCGTATGTCAGCTTGAAACCGTTGTTCTTATCCTTCTGCCGGTTTACCAGCTTCATAATGCCCCGGACTTCTTTGTTCTCCGGATACTTCGTCAGCATGGCGGTCCGGACTTTCGTTACCTTCTCACGTTCCAGATCGTCCAGGAGCGTTTCTGTGAAGCAATGATTCTGTGCCAACATATACAGTAGTCTACCGAGCCGATACGTGGTGTGTGGGACCTTCATAACGTACCAGATGAAGAGTGATGTGGCTTGCATCTTTGAAATCCCAAATACGCCCGATACCATCCCGTCAATCAGAACAGCTCCATTGAACGTAGCCGATGAACCAACAAAATTATGCGTCCATAGCTGTCTGTAATACTGTGCCTCTGCTGCCTTAATGGAGATGATCTGTACCTTGCTTTTCTCCGTTATCTCGTAATCTCTCGGCAACATACTACAGGCAATCGGTGCCAGCTTACTTTCGGAAGGTCTTTTGATTTTTCTTCCCTCTGCCAGTGCCGCCGCTTCTTCTCCTCTGTTCGAGGTAATGTAGCTGTTCAAATCTGCTCTCGTACCGGCTCTTGCAAATATCGGCTCTCCTACAGCCTCTCCGGTTCTTTTTTCCTGGTAGCAAACAACCAGCGCATTCGCATTCATGCACCGGTCAAACAACTCAACGTGTCCTGTTTCCGGGTCGAACAGCTTATACTCTGGTTCTTTCCAGGTCATTTTCCCCTGTGTGTCATAGAACTTCTCATAGCCGGAGAAGTAGGTCGGTGGATTGGCAATAACCAGCGTGTGTGGATCGTCAAGCACCTCGTCCAGATGATCCCACATATCCAACGGGCGATACGTCATGCCATACATTTCCTTCTTGATATTCTCCAGGCTCTGTCGGATATGCTCAATATGTTCCTCTCTTCTGTCTCTTAAATCTTTCAGCAGATTAAAGAAATACTCATTGCCGGCCGTCTTCGATGTTCTCAGATACATCTGAGCATACAAGGCAACCGCCGGGTCCAACAGTTCCTCATCGGAAAATCCCTGGGCGTGTATCTCCAGTTCATCAAGTGGCTTCCCCGTAATGGCATACCCCATAACCGAACTCATCATAGACACATCGCTCGTCTCAATCTGCTCCGGCTTATACCCGTTCTGGATTGCCAAGTTGCTCATGGCGAATGTTCCGGCACATGGCTCCACAAACCTCGTATACCCGTTCTTCGCAGCATTCTTTATCAGATTTACCAAGTATCTCTGCTCCACCGTACCCAAGCACCCCAAAAACATCTCTCCTGGGTCTCTGAAAAATGCCATTGCATATCAACTCTCCCTTCTCTCGTTTGCATTAAAAAAGGCACCGTACCCTTTCGGATGCGATGCCGTTGTTTTTGGACCGGAGCCCTGCGATGAACAGGGCCTCAACTATGGAATAGTCGTGTGCTGCCTACACCAGCTCCGGATATTATATTAAAGCGCCCATACCAAACAGACTCATTTGCTGGTAGCCATCATCTGGCTTCGTCTGCACTTCGGGCTTCTTACTTGTCGTTGCTACCTTCTTTCCCTTCGGGGGATTCGGGTCTGGAAGTTCTTCGATAATCTCTCCAGTGTTCTCCACCCACCACTCAGCAAAAACAGTTCTGTGACACCAATCTTCCGGGATTCTCACATCCTCGTAGCACAGGAGGACCAAATCCTTTCCCTGGGCCGCTGCGTCACGTTCCATCTTCATAACCATGTTGATGATTCTGTCCTTGCCTATGCCGTTCAGCTTCTCGTAATAGGCTTTCTTGAAATCTTCCAGGTTCATTCTCAGCATATACCCTTTCGGTGCCAGTGAGTAGCACTGGTTTTCCAGTCTGTACGCCAGTTTGAATTTCGGCGTCCCGATGCTGATTCCTACACAGTAATATTTGCCATCTGCAAGCTCTTTGTTGCTATATCTGCTCGTATAAATTCCCATTGTCCGTCTGCTCCTTTTCCCTTGAAAAACCGTTGTTTTCCATACTTTAATTATACCAGATTACCTACCTAAGTACAGGGAATACAGGCTGTTTACCGTTTTTTAAGAATCCCTTCCTCCGGCTTTGCGGTCCGAAGACCGCCCAGCCATCAGAGAAGGAAAAGTCGATTCACAGTGCTCCATTTTTATGGTGTGACATATGGGCTTTTGGCACTTACTACGTTACCACAGGTATTTTACCCTCGTCAATTCCATATTTTCTACTGTTTTTGAACCCAGTTTTCTCACACACCCAACAGGTACACCGCTATGATTTTGCAGGCGTTACCGATGTCCTTATAGACAGTCTTCTCACTCACGCATTCCTCACTCGCAATCTGAGCAACCGTCTTTTCTTCCTCCGCTATGTAGTATTCGTACACTTCCCTGTAACACCGCATAGCTTCTGGCTTTTTCGATGTTTCGCACTCCTCCCGGTACGTCTCAATCGCACGCTCTATCCGGTTGATGTAATACATATTCTCCGTCCTGCGTTTTTCTTCTTTCTCTACTACGCTTTCCTGGCTATTGATATGTGCCGAACCCATCAAATCTCTTAGGAACGCCCACCGTTTTTCTACTTTCTCGCTTTCCGTAAATTCTTCCTTTTCCGGGATTTCCCTTTTCAGTCTACGGTAGTCTGATAACAATTTCTTGGTTCTTTTTACCTTATCAGCGTTACTCTGCTCACGTTTTTCGGTCTTTTTTCGCTCTTCTCTGCACATTTTGACCGCTTCTCTCGCAGATATTTCCGCTATCTGTGTCAGCTCTCTCCCTGTTACCTGGTAGATTCTGTTTCCCTCCAGACTCTCCGTTTCCACAGGTGCGATTGCTAACAGTTCCTGCTCACTCTGCCTTTCCATATACCGCCATACCTCCTTGACTTTTCTTGCTCTGCTCCATATAATGAATCTATCTACGAACATTTGAGGAGCTGCCATGGGGATATGGCGGCTTTTCTTTTTATCTCCGGTACTTCTTGCATGAAGCGAAGTGCGAAATATAACCTGCTCCATCTCCACGCTCGCCTACCAGAATTCTTCCTGCCACTACCTCTCCGTCCGGCGTGACGATTTTTTCTTTTCCGGTGCTGTCCTTCTTGTAATTATGCAGTGCCATGTCTACCGGCATATTCTTTCCGGACTTCATCCGCACCCACAGGATTCTTCTGCCACACTGACGACACGTTCCTTCGCTTGCCCTGTTGATCACAGCCGCACCTTCTTTCCCATTCCTGCCGTTCCGTATCTCAAAGCCTCATTCAGAATCGCAACCATCTCCGTAATGCTTACCGCTATTGCCTGGTTCCGGTTTCTGTCATTGATGCTTACCATGCCGGTCTGCAAACTGGCCTTGATTCCGACATCCGTTACTTTCTGATACAGGATTCTCTTCTCTTTCTGAAATGCTCCGGTTCCTTTGAACTTCGTGTATGTGCCCTTCGTCTCAGCGTACACTCCATCCATCAGTCCTTCCTTCTGGTCTGTAACATGCCCTATGGTAAAATCACTCATATCCTTCCTCCTTTACTCCGGCAATGATGTTCCGGTTACCTGCTTTGCTCCTATGCTGCTTAATTTCTTCAACACTTCCGGGATATTCATTCTTTCAATCGTGTCTTTCGCAAGGTTTTCTTTCAAATTCTGTTCCAGTGATTTTATCAGAGATTCCTCTACCTCTCTCTTAGCATTCGCAATCAGCTTTTCAACCTTCTTTCCAAGTTCCTCTTCCAGATACTGACTCGTGAGCAGACCGGCGGCGGATAATTTCCTGTCACTGGAATAACTTGCAATGCGGCCGTCCCTGTCATATCTCTTTTCCGTAAGGAACAGTTCAAATCTCTCTCCCACGTATTCAGACAGAGGCTTGTACGTTACTTCATCGCTCCAGGTGCTTTTCTTTTCCGGGATAACAATCTTTCCAATCTTCTCCTCGCACACATTCGCAATGAACTGGTCTACGGTTGCCTGTATCGTTTCTTCCGCCTCCAGAATCTTCTCTGCAATTTTATTATCCACTGCCTTTACAGCTTCATTCGTTGCCTTTTCCAGAAGGGCGTTTTCCACGCCCTCCACAATCCGTTCTCTCAACTCATCATCGATGGAGTATGCCTCTTCATCCATCCAGTCAAGTTCTACTTCGATATTAAATTTTGCCATTCGACTTTCCCTCCTGTTTCTGCTTTTCTGCTTCTGCCGTCATTCTCTGGAAAATACAAAAGCCCTTGCATCTGTCCGGCGGCACTCCGCATGATTTACACGATATGAACAATGACCCATCTTCTTTTCTCGGCCTTTTATCCATTTATTATCCCTTCATTTCCTCTTCAACCTCTGCTCCGCACCGGCAACAGATATTCTGAATCGGCTCGCCCAGTTCTCCTCTGAAAATCTGGATGTTATCCATGGAGATCACCGCCGTACACATCGGGTCATAATGCTCTGCCAGGAAACGCTTGATAGGTTCCGCCGCTACCTCGAACTCCTTCATCAGCTTTTCAGCCTTTTCCTTCTCTTCCTCTTCCGGATGCAGAAGCCTCTCATAATCCGTCCAGTGTTCATCAACATACTTTCTTTCCAGCAGCTCTCTCTTGCCATCTCTTTCAATAACAACCTGGCTTTCTTCCACTGCCACAATTTTTACCGGTTCGTCCATATACCTCTCTCTATCATCAAAAATCGGTACAGGAACCATAAAATCTAAGCGAATCGCACGGTCCGTTTCCCAAGGCGCAAACCCTCTCGCTTTCTGTGTTCTGATTGCCATTTTCCCTACTAAATCTTTCAGCTCCATTTACTCTTCCTCCTCTGGTTCATCATATCCATACTCATCATCTTCGGTGTCGGTTTCGTCTTCCTCAGAGCCGCTTGTAATCTCTGTACCGTCCTCTGCGCCGTCTAAATCGGTTTCATCAGTAAATTGTGTATCTTCCAGGTTATCGCCCGTAGAATCGTCATATACGCTCTCGTCTGCATCCTCGCATTCTTCCACCGGGCCAGGAAGGGCATGTTCATCTACTACCTCTCCCGGAAGTTCCGGATGTTCGATGTATTCCAGACCAATATCCGGCTCGATTCCTGCCGGTCCCGGCTCCGTCACATCTCTGTAGTCTGCATCAAAAATACTTCTCTGCGTAGTGTCGGCAACCGGTCTCATCTCGTACTCCCCGGTCTCTTCATTCAAGAACAGCTCCATCTCGGTGTCCAGGTTACCTTTTTTCATATCTTCAACCTTCATCTGGCTCGTTACCTTGTGACTGAACTTCGGCTTCGCAATCTCTCTGCTCTCTCCAGGAATATTCGGATTGTAGTTCGGCACATACTCTCTCGTGAGTGACACATCAAGTTTTAGTGTCAGTGTTCCTTCCTGGCACTCCTTTTCCTGCATATTACCGAGCAGTCTCTGTAAGACAAAATTCATATCTCTCTTCATGTCATTAAAGGTATCGCCATCAAAATTCAATTCCTTCACAAAATCACTCATCCTACTTACCTGCCTTTCCGAACTGGATATTATGTTCTTTCATGTACTCCTGCAAATCCTTCAACTGCTGGAGCGTACCAATCGCATAGAAGGTTGCCTTGTATTTCTTCTCCTCCGGAAGAACTTCTTTTTCAGCCGGCTTTTCTGCAGGTTCCTCACTCTGCGCATCTGCCGTCTTATCCGGAACTGGTGTGTCGTAGCCAGATTCCGAAGCTCTTTCCTCCTGGGTCTGCTGTTCTACCAGTGCTTTTTCTCTCTCCGCACGTTCCGCAGCGATTCTTTCAGCCTCCTGGCGTCTGCGCTCCTCTGCTTCTTTGGCTCTGGCTTCTGCTTCGGCTCTCCGGCGTTCCTCTTCCTCGGCTTTTCTCTTACGGTCTGCTTCCATCTGCTCTTCAAACTTAATCAGACGGGCATTCTCAGCCATGGCCTTGGACATATCAAGTGTCCTCACATATACATCCTTCGCATTCAGCTTGTACTTGCTATCCAGTGCATCAATAGCCGCCAGGTCGCTCTTTACTCTCTGAACCTTTTCCTGGATTTCGGTTGCTGCCTTGCTTTCCTTGAAGCTCACGTTCAGATACTGTGCCTCAAACACTCGCTCAAAAGGAAGAACCTCTGCCAGCTCTCCGATTGCCTCAGCATATACATCCTGCAATCTGGCTTTCTTCTCCTCTTTTACGCTGTTCTCATATTCCTTTACCTGCCCGTCAATGATGCTGATCTGTTCCTTGATGAGTGCCGTTACATCCTTCAAGTCACTCTCGAACACTTCATACGGCTCCATGCACTTTTTCTTGACGAGCTTTCTTCTGTCCTCAATCTCATTGAGCAATTTTCTAAGGGCAGCTCTGTCATTCTTCGCATCTGATACCGTATCTTCCGTATACACCAATCCCTGGTATGCTGCCACAATGCTTCTGACATTCTCCTCCAGCTCTGCTTTGTTCCAATCAATCCTCTGCAAGAACCCGTCTTCCGTTGGATTTACCAGTCTTATCTCCATTTTTTCATCCACTGTGAATTTCCTCCTATTCTTCCTCTGACAAATTTATAATCGTCACTTCTACTCTCGGATTCTCTGAGTAGAACTTCCGGCACTGGCAGTCAACAATCTGCGTATCATCGTAATATGCCAGGTTGTTGAGGCTGTCAGCGATAATCTTTACTACGTTATCCATATCCGGTTTCTTAGTCGGGCGTATCTCTCCTGCCAGCATCGCAGTTCTTTTTTTCTTCGATGCCGACTTAGGAATCCGGTAGTACGCCTTAATCCTCATATCCAGCATCGCCTCTTTCGGAAAACTCTCTGTCCCGTAGGCTGTCTGCCATTCCAGCTTTACCAGATTTTCATAGGACACTGTATCTTTCGGGGTTATGGCATGGCCGGTCTTCGTATTGAATCTCGGTCTGCCTTTTCCTTTCGGCTCCCCGTACACCGTAAACTTCGCTTTTTTCATGTCCGCCTCTTACTGACTTCCCAGGTTGCTTTCTTCAAGCATGGCCTGGATGCAGTACCAGCTACTCTTCTTTCCTTCTCTTGCAACCTTGATATGCCGGGTTGTATAACCATTCATTACCAAGATTCCTGCAATAGTCCGTCTGTCCTCCGCACTGAAAATTCTCAGCGTGGCATCCGGCTCAAACTGCTCATCTGCTGTCTGCATACCGAACAGCTTTGCCGGGTGGATTTCCAGGGTTTCTGCAATTTTGATGAGGGAAGATACCGGAATGTCTACTCTGCCTTTTTCATAATCCGCTACCGCCGACTGGCTCTTACCGATTGCTTTTCCCAGCTCCTCCATCGTCATATCCTTTTCTGTCCTGCAACTCCGGATATTCGCTCCAATCTCTGCCATATCCATATGTCACTTCACCTCCATATCACACCTTCCCCTGCAAGTTCCGCATGACCTGTTGGAACTTCGCCCTCGTTTCCTCAGACATTCCCGGTTCCGGTTCTGTTTTTTCTTCTGCCTGCTTCTTAGCTTCGAGCGCAGGCTGCTCTTTCTTTTCCAACTCCAGCGCATTGCCTCTCATGCTGGCAATCAGCAACCGGATTGATTCCGGCAGTTTTTTCTCTTCGCTGATTCTCTGCACTGTTGTCCTGTAATTCCGGATAAAATGAGACTGTTCTACCGTCTCAACCCTTTCAGAATCCATCAACGCCCACTCTTTCAGATTTGCCGCACTTCCTACGGCTCTCTGGCAAGCCTCCGGTAGTTTCTCGAATTCTTCCACTGAATGATACCCGGAATTTCTGACCGCCTTTCTTACCAAAGACCATGCCTCCAACTCACTCATGCTGCTATCCACGCTCTCAACAATCTGCGTTGCCTTTTCTCTGATGTCTGCTATCGTTGGTGGAAACTTCTCTGTCAGCATATACTTCTGGATTGCTACGTTGGCCTGCTGATACGGAATATCTTTCAGCAACTCAAACCATACATTGAAGGCATCCTGGTCTGGAATGAATGTCGGCTGTGCGTATACAGCTTTCATTCCCTTAACAAGCGTTTTGAACTCCTCTCTTGTCATTACCAGTTATCTACCTCACTCACTCTGTTCTGAATCCTGTCCCCGGCTGGTCTCTGCGGAATCTGCGTCATTTTATCCCAGATAATGCCTTTCCAGTTATTTGACATACACTCCTCAATCAAATCACACACCCGGCCTTCTCCAAATTCTGCTACTTTCTTCTCTACCTGCCGGAGAAGAGATTTCATGCCCTGCTCTTTGTAACCTTCCTTGCGTTCAATTTTGTATGTACACCATTCACGCATCTTTTCTCGGATTTCGCCGCCAAGTGCATAATCCGGAACCAGACGCTCATAGAGCTGCATCGTGTCTTCCTTCTTTACGGTTACCTTTTTCGATTTCGGTGCCTTTTCTACTGGTGGCTTCTCCTGCTCTGGTTCCTGCCTCTCCGGTATCATTGCCTCCGGCACCTGGGAACCACTCAGTTTCTTCTCATCCTGGATGCGGCGATAATACTTCCTCTGCCGGTCCGCCTCTGTAGAACTCTGCCCGATGAAATTCTGAATATCCATCATGTAGATTGCACCATTATCCAGTACCTCTACCAGCTTCAACTGTTCAAAAATTTTCATCGCACGTTCTACCGTCCCTACCTGGTGTCTCGTAATCGTTGAGATCATCTCCAGACTGTACGGGATGTAGTCCTTGTACATCAGCCGCCCTTCATTTTTCAAGCTCCGCAGGTACATCTTCATGAGTATGTCGCTGTACAAGTACCCATCTTTCATCCCCTGGAGAAGTAGCATTTCATCAGAATCAAAAAAATCCTCTTTCAGTTTCAGATAGTAATACTTCTTGTTGTCTGCCATCTGCTCACCGCCTAAATTCCAGCTACCAGATTTGTAATTGAAATCGGTCTTGCCAGGACCTTTGTATGTCTACAGCAATCGCACATCTCGCATCTGTCCGGTTCAGCCTCTCCGTTCTTCACTCTGAGGATTCTCGGCATATTCATTTCTACCATGTGTTTCGCTTCATCGAGATAGTTCTGCGTCACTTGAATCACTTCGATGTTTGGCTCCTCTTCCTTCGTTCCGGCCGCAATGTAGAATGGCAGTCTCTCTCCAGTATTCTGGTACGCAATTTCCTGGTATATTGCACCCTGGATATCGTAGCCCCAGTACCGCACAAAATCTAAATAACCGATATCTTTTACCCACTCCAGCTTAGTGATCGATGCCATAACCTTAAGGTCCGTAATCGCAATTCCTCTCACGAAACTGTCAATTTTGATTTTCCATTCTGCCCCGAACAGCTCTCCAGTCATAATGACCTGCTTTTCTCCGCTCATATACTGCATAAACAGTGGGTCTCTCTCCATTCTGGCGATGATTCTCTCTGCCTGCTTATAATTCGCTTTCAGCTCGCCCTTCTGAGTGAAGATTTCCGGATTCTCCTTCTTGAACTCTTCGAGCGTTCCTTCAAAGTAGGAATCCACGTAGGAACCTACCAGAAGCGGCGTGGTCTTTTTCTGCGCCCACCGTTCTTCCAGCTTCTCAATGGCTGAAAATTCACACGCCATCTTTCCGTATGTTCCGGCGAAATCCTTATACTGGGACACGCTCATGTACTCCTTGTTCGCTTCTTTGCTATAATAATTCTCTGCCGTCAAAACCATATGTCACTGCCTCCTACGCCTCTTCCAAAACCATTCCGTCAATAACCGGCTCTGCCTGCTTCTGGGCTTTCATCGCTGCAAAAGCGTCTACCGGCTTATCATTTTCCGGCAACAGTGCCTGTCCTGTTGTCGTTCCCGGAAGGGACTGCTGATTGAATACCGCATCTCCACCATCTTCGTAGGCTTTTGCCTGCTCTATATTGTCAAAGTCCAAATCAATCAGCTTGCACAGTCTTCTCAGCACCGTTTTCTTGTACATCTCGCCGGTACTGCTTCTCCACGCCTGGCTGTCTTTCGCCTTGGAGTAGGTGTTCCTTACATTTTCGATGTCGTTCTTGCTCATGGTGTCATACATCATCGAGCCATCTTCAAAAAGTACCACCGCAAATGCACCGACCATCTCCTTGTCAGAGAACGGAATCGGTTTGAAATACACGTTCTGCCGTCCGCTGTCAATAGTTTCCGAAAACTCATCCCCTTCTCTTACTACTTTGGCAAAAATGTCCTTAATCTTATTTTTGCTGTACCGCTTGCAGAGCTTGATCTCGCCCTTATAATCGGTCTGAAAGCTGAGGTTTCCGCCATACGGGATGGCGTAACACTCGCCGTTGAAGAAGTCCAGTCCCAGGTACGCTGCTTTCGCTAAGCAAACCGGGATGGTTTCCGGGTTGATTTTCTCCAACTGTGCTTTCTTCTTATCGTCCTTCATCATATCTTGGATCACTGTAATGCAATTCAGAATAAATCTCTGCTGATTAAACCCGGCCGGTAACGCTTCTTTGTTCTCGGTCAGTTTCTTCGTCAGTCCGGTTTTTATCGTGCCGTACCACTGTTCTACGGTCATCTGTCCCATATCCTACCTCCTATGCTTTTTCCAGGCTCTCGCCCAGTAATTCAAATATTTCATCAATCGTCATGCCTTTTAAGCACTCCTCGCACACATAACTTCCACAGCTCTCATAGAATCTGTCGCCCGGATAAATTCCTTCCAGACATTCCGAACAGATATGAACCTCTTTCGGTTCCGGAGCATTCGGGCATCTCGAATGGCAAGGATTCTGTCCGCATATCTCACACATCTTCCTCTTCCTCATCCGGCATCTCCAGAACACCAGTCACGCTCTGTATCATTTCTGGAATCCACAGTCTTGCAAGTATCGCCGCCGGAAGAATCAAATACTCTCCTCCAAAAGCTACCCTGCCTCTCTGCTCACAAGCCATCACGATACAGAAGCACTGGAAAATTCCCATGATGCTTATGTATGCTATCCAGCCCAGGACCTCTGCCATATCCACTGTGTAGATTCTGCTCAGTTTCTTCCACAGAACCCTGTGCATCCTACGTCTCATAACCCTGCTTCTCATGCTGTCTGCCTCCGTTCAGTGAAAATTCCGATGTTGATTCCCTTGCTGGACTCAAATCTTTCTATCAGTTCCTCTTTGCTCTCAATTCCGTAATCTCTTTTCAGAATTTCAAGCATTTTCTGTACGTCCATACTCACACCTTCTTCAAATACTTCTCGCCTACGATTTTCAGCTCACTGATGGACTCCGCAACTTCATCTAAAAAAGCCAGGATCTTTTTCAGCTCCGGCTTCTCCGTTTCGTCGATGATTCCATCTTCTGTAATGTCTACGAGTTCTTTTTTGATGCGGTTCAGCTCATCGCAATCCAGTCTCTTCATCAGCCGAATGGTTATCCCTTCCAGGCCTTTCGCCTCTGTTGCAACCGGAAGATAACTGCATATCGGGCATTCATGCTTGCAATACCCAGTTTTCAGCTCCGGTGCATTATAGAGGTCCGCCATGAGAACCACCTTGTCTACCGGAACTACCTTCGTATTTCCCAGCTCATAATCTGCGAGTGTTGAAACAGATATGCCAAGCAACTCCGCCGCACCTTCTCTGGAGTATAGCCTCTCGTTGTACATTGCTGCCCTTTTTCTGGCAACAAAATACACATTTTCATTACCTTTCGTAGAGCCTCTTCCCATTTCTTCACACCATCTTTCCTGTTACAATTTAACTGTCTTTAGAGGAATCCTGTTTCCCTTGATATTCCTGGATTCCGAGCGCACCGCTTATCACTTTCATAACCGGTGGCGAATAGCATCTGCCACAGATAATTGCATTCAGATATTGTGTAGAGTAACCAGTCTTATCAGCCAGCTCCCCTGTGTTCATATCCAGGTCAATCATGGCTTTTCTTGCATCCATACACCAATCTCTGGTTGCTTCTTTCATGGACGCTGATGCCTTTTCGATGTTAAGAAGGTCACTGATTGCACTTGCAATCGAATCCGAGTAAATCCGGCCATTCACAACTCCGGATACCCTGGTTCTTGACTTGCCGATTCTCTCAGCCAAATCGTTGATAGACCAGCCACGTTCAATCAGACCCTTCTTAACTTCCTTGCCCCAGTCAGTGATATTGCCCTGCATTATGCTTTTCCTCCTTTCTGATGGATTTTTGCATATGTAGTTTACTTTCTCGAAGTAAAATGATACAATTTAACGGTACAAACGTACACTACATACGCAATCACAAACTACTTATGTGATTTAGCACTTCCCATTTGCGAATCATTTGTAGCTTGTGATTGTATTGTAGCTCGAAAACTCGAATTTGTAAAGAGTTTTTCTTCGATTTCTCGAATTATTTTACGGAGGTGCTACATGGAAGCAATCGACAGAATCGAAACAGTTCTCGAACAGAGGGAACAAACGCCTTATGCGCTGTGCAAATTTCTTGGCATTAACCAGTCTTCCTACTCTACCTGGAAGGCTCGAAACACTCTGCCGCCAGCCAAATACATCGCAGACATCGCCCGGTTTCTGCACGTCTCTACCGACTACATTCTGACCGGAAAAGAATCTGCTTACACTGACGTCCAGGCCGAAACTTACACTGATGATGAGAAGGAGCTGCTGAGTATTTACAAGGCTCTGCCAACAGAAAAGCGTTATGAATTTAAAGGGGAAATGAAGGGCTACCTCAAGGCTCTTGAGGAAAGCAAGAAATACCTTGACGGCGAAAAAAGATTATCCGTTTAGATTGGTATCGTCGTTTCAGATGATACCGGACAGGAGGGCTTATGGACTCAAAGAAATACTTTTTCCTGGCCCGGACCGAAGAACAACTGAATTGTGATGCTGCGGCTCTACTGCTCTATCTCTCTTCCTTCTGTTCTTCTCTGGAGGAAGGGCCTGCATCGCTGTCTGCCGGAACGATTAACAAAATAGCGCACCTGCGGAAGAAGCTCTCGCTTTCGGTTCGTGAGTTCCTGCCGTTGGTCCATACCTATTCCGATATTCTGACAGACACCGACTGCCGCCGGGCGTTGGTTTTCGCTCTTGACGGCAATATCCATGGCATAACCTCTCTCTGCGAAGGGAGGATTCCTGCATGGAGCAATTAACATCCAACAACAAATTTACTTTTCATGGGGAAGACACCGGCTTGTCAGTAGTAGATTTCTGGTCCTGGGCTTACAGTGATCTGCTCAATAACACAGACCGGGGCGTACTTGCAGAATACATAGTATACAGTGCGTTATTACCCCCCCCCGATTCGAAAATGCGAATTGATTGGCTCCCCTTTGATTTAACCAGTCCTACCGGACAGCGAATCGAAGTCAAATCCGCTTCTTACCTCCAGTCCTGGGACGAAGCGTACCACGAGCACATACAGTTCAGCATAGCTCCTCATAGGGCCTGGGACCCGAAAGCTGGATACTCTCCGGACATCAAGCGGCATTCTGACCTCTACGTTTTCTGCCTCTACAAAGCACTGACGAAAGATGTCTCGCCGCTCGCCCTGGAATACTGGGAGTTCTACGTTCTGCCTACCTATGTGCTTGATGAGCAAAAGCCCAACCAGAAAAATATTTCTCTTAATTCTCTGAAAGCTCTAAAACCTTACATAACGGATTTTGCCGGATTAAGGGAAGTAATATTGAATTGCCCGACTAAAAGGGCGTAGAAATGAACATGCGCCGTTCTGTAATGGGACGGCGTATTTTTGGAGGAAAAATATGATTTCAAACAGTGCTGCCACTCATGCAAAAGTGGCTATATACATACGAGTCTCTACCCTGCACCAGATTGACAGGGACTCTTTGCCTATGCAGCGTCAAGACTTGATTGCATACGCCAAGCTGATACTGAACACTGACGATGTGACGGTCTTCGAGGATGCCGGGTACTCTGGCAAAAATACCATCCGGCCAGAATTTCAGAAAATGATGTCTCAACTTCGGACCGGCACGTACACTCATCTCCTGGTCTGGAAGATTGACCGAATCTCCAGAAACCTTCTGGACTTTGCAGAGATGTACCAGGAGCTTAAAGACCTGGGCGTTACCTTCGTCTCGAAAAACGAGCAGTTCGACACCAGTACGGCTATGGGAGAAGCGATGCTCAAAATTATCCTTGTCTTTGCGGAGCTGGAGCGCAACATGACCTCAGAACGTGTCGCTGCCACCATGATTTCCAGAGCCAGCAACGGGCAGTGGAACGGTGGACGTATTCCTTACGGCTACGATTATGACCCGGAAGAACAGACTTTCAGCTTCAACTCCGATGAATACAACATCGCCCATCTGATTCATGACAAATACGAAGAACTCCGTTCCCTGGTTTATCTGGCCCGGTATCTGAACGAACATGGCTACCGGACTCGTGCCGGTAATGACTGGTCCCCGGTCTCTCTGGATATTATCCTTCGCAGCGTATTCTACTGCGGCGATTACCAGTACAATCGCCTTAAGGAAGGAGACCGGCAGCGTCCTAAGGATAAATCTGAATGGATTACCGTAAAAGACCACCACCCGGCCATCGTAAGCCGGGAACAGAAAGAACGCATCCTTGCACTCTTGGAATCCAACCGCAGGCTCAAATCATTCCGCAAGAGTGGCAAAAGTAAATACACCCACATTTTCTCCGGCTTACTTATCTGCGGAAATTGCGGCCAGCCTATGACGAGTTCTATTTCCACCGTAAAGAAGACTACCGGCAGACGCTATTCTCTCTACTTCTGCCCTACGCACCGAAAAAGTAAGCTGTGGTGTACTGGAAAATCTACCTCAGACCCAATCATTGGCGAGTTCGTCTTCAACTACATTCTCAATATGCTCAACGCTCAAAAGGCGTTCTCTCCGGAAACGAGCATACAGGAACTGGAACAACAGCTACTCTCTGGCGATACCTTCTCCCCGGTGGCCGCCATTGCCCCGGACGGATTACAGGATCTGTTTCATACGCTCCGCACCGGCACTGTCAAAGGCGAAGTTTTCGGAAAAGACGTCAAAATCAAAACAGACTCTGAGCCGCCGTTGCAGCTATCGAAGCTCAAAAAGGAAAAAATCCGTCTGGAGAGAGCTATTGACCGTCTGAACAAGCTGTTCCTCTATTCCGAAAAAGCCATGTCGGAATCCGAATACCTCACTCAAAAGATTCAGCTTTCGGACTCTCTGGAAGAAATCGAGGATAAGTTGGCGTTCCTGGCATCAGAAGACAGCCTGCAACAGTCTATCACTGATGATGAATTTATCTCCAAGGCAAGTAACTTCATACTCTCCCAGAAGCTCACTGACCGAAACTACGTCAGCTTTCAATCACTGAGTGCTACCGTTTCTCCGGAGGTTCTTGATTCTTTTCTCAGCAGCATCATAGACAACATCGTTTTCAAAGACGGAGCCGTTCACTCTATCACGTTCCGCAACGGATTGTCTCACACGTTCATCTACAAAGAAAAGCCAGAGGTTTAATCGCCCCTGGCTTTCTTCATATCTCCATATTCCGTTGTATCGCTATTTTGTAGTGAATCGCTCTACAAAATCATCATCGCATCCCCGATTGCTACAGTAACATATCTAAATCGTACATTTGTAATCGGAAACTGTATCTATAATCCCCCAAATTGTGCGTCCCGTCAATCATACATCCGAAAGTTTCTCCACTCCACGCCTCCGCAGTCATTCATCCGGTGTTTCGTGTAGGCTCTCTCCCTGCTTCCGGATCAACCTGGCTGCTTGATATGCCGGGCGCTCAAAACTTTTTCTTACTTTCTGACTCGAAGTGCATTCCGTCATCTCTCCATAGCATCTCTGAGAATCTGCTTTAATCTCAGACGGGCTTCTTCTCATATCTGTACGTCTCTTCAAGTTAATCTCCTTCTTCTTACTCTTCTGTAGCTTCTTTCAACATTTCAAGCCATGCTTGTCCGTCATCCGCAATTCTTATTGTCTTTCTCCTGACATTATGCAAATAAATCATCTGCCTACATGTGGGGCATTCATGCCAATCGTCAAAAGGTAACTTCGTTGTCATGCAAACTGTTCCGCATTTATTACACCCGAAGAAATACACTGCTGCTTCAAAGTGCTTCGTTGTGTTTCTCAGCTGTTTTTCAAAATCAGCCAGCTCATTCAGCTGTTCTTCTCTTTTATCTCTCGCAGCTTCCTGTCTTCTGTACGCACCACCCACTCCATAGAAGCTCATAGTGTCACGCATCTTTTCTTCGTACTTGTCACGTTCTTTGAGTAACGTTGCTCTTCTCTGGTCAATGACCTTTTGTATTCTGCCTTTCAGATCCATCTTCTTCCCCCTCCCCTGCAAAATCTTTCTGAAAACATTCGTCTTCTTGCACTTCTGTTTTTTCTTCTCCTGCCACTGCTTCAGATATTCTAACTGTTCCCGGTCGTTCTTTTCTTGCTCAGTCATCTTGCATTGCCTCCTCTGGCGGCTCTATCATTGGCATCCAGTAAAGAACTTTTTCATAGCCCAGTTCTTCCATCGTATCAAACTCAGAATCTACAAAGCCAAGCGTTACCGGATCATATATATCTTTCCAAAAGCCAAATCCATATTCTTCTTCGTACTGGCAAAACATCGGTGGATCTTCCAGGTGGTTCTCCACCAAACACATGAAGTATCTTCTGTCAATGTCTTCCGGAAGTTTTTCGTCTACAGAAATCCACTGTTTTTCGCTCTTTCCTTCTGCATCGTCTATCTTGCGCATCTTCTTGATGTACTCTCTGATCTGGAAGATTGCAGATAGTACTCCATCGTAAAACGGGTCTGCTGTTGCTCCGCTCTCTGCCACTGTTGCTTTTGCCTCATCCTCTGACTGATTTAACCAATTTATCAAGTCATCAACATCTAACTTATTACTCATCCTATTCGACCTCTCTTTACAATTTCAATAGCATGACTCAGTTCAACATACTCAGAACATATTCCAAACGTCTCAAACTCAATCACATAGTTTCTCAATTCTTTGGCAACTGCATCTGGATTATAAGCTGTTGGCTGTTCATCAATGTACCCCAAGAATTTTTCTACTTCTTTACTGTTATTAATCATATACTTTTTCAGCATATCTGCGTCAATCAGTCTCATGGTCTTGCTCCTCCTCTCTTCTGTACGGTTCCGGCAATGGCATCCAGGCATTCACTGGCATATTCATTGACTCGCACGGAATGTATCCAATTTCTTCATCATTCAGATAAAAGTTGTCTTTGCCATCGTTTTCTACAATTCTTTGCCCTATCGCTACCGTTTTATTATTCTTGAAAGAAAGCAGCACCCACGTATTCGGTTCTGGTAGCCTATCGTTGCACGGAACCCATTGCCTGTCTTCCAAGATGTTTATTGCTCTTTCCCGCTCTTCTGCTGATTCACAGTGTATAACAACATCGTAAGTATCATCGTACTCTTCAAATTCTCCATTTTCATTCTGTACCAACTTTATTCCATCAATCATCTTTACTCTCCTCTCCGAACTTGCTATTAAGACTATCCATGATTGACTGCAATCTTTTGGATCCGATACCCGGTGTCTCGCTGATCGCTTTCTGAACTTCCGTGATATCAATCCCAGGAACGGACTTTCTGCCCTCTTCATATGCGGTCATATAAAGATTCTTGCAGAATGATTCAAATTGCTGCCGATCCATTTTCTTCACTCTCTTGTAATCTTCTCTCCGGAGCAGATATCCTGCCCCGGTTGTCATGTTTTTTGCTTTGTTCATGATCCTTCTCCTCTACTTTGCCAGCTTCTTCATCAGAAAACATTCTTTGTACGTCCGGTAATTGGTCTTGACATCTAAAGTTTTCATGCTTACTTCTCCTCCAATCCGATTTCGTGTCTCACGGTAAACTCACCTTTTCTCAGTCTTCCAAGCTCCCATCCGGTATCATACACACTGAATGCTACATACCCGTCTGCGCTGAAGCTCAAACTTCCAAGGTTCTCCATGTCTCTGTCCTTCAGAAGCTTCTGTAATGCCTCAATATGTGGGATTGCTTCTTTGCAGAACTCCTTAAACTCCGCTTCGTTAAATTTCTTTTTGCTCATGTCCGTTTCTCCTTTCATCTCTCACAATAATTTGCATCAATAACTTTTCCATCGCTGTATGCAAATAAGTCATAGCAGAACCATCTAACATCTCTTCTCTTTACAAACCAGACAATTCCAAACCGGTCAATGTAGCATCTGTTATCTTTGCTCACCTGGCAAGCAGAAGCATCCCGGTTGTAATAAGCATTCCAGAACAGTTCATGTAACTCATTTCCTATTCTGATCTGGTCTGGCTCCGGAAGCTCTTGATACTGTTCTTCCGGCATTGCGAGTCGGTTAATTCTCTCTTCCCTTTTCTTTCTCGCCAGCTTAGCTTCCTTGCCGTATGTGCTTTTCCACAGGCGGTATGCCTTTTCTTTTGACATGTGATCGCAATCCATGTAAATCTGCTCAATCTTCAAGAACTGCTCATATGTCTTTGAATTTTCCGGTGCTCCGGTTCCTTTCAAAAATTCTGAATACATCATCTGATCTGTTCCTCCTCGCTTACCCCTTACGCTCTAACTGCCTGCTCGAATTTCTTATCCGGTGCATTGAATGTTGCTCTCTGATATACATATGAATCACCAACGAACTGTCCTTCGATATGTAATTTCTTGTCCATCCCTCTTCTGATTGATACGACTTTTGAAGAGCTCCAAGTCTTGACTGTCTCTTTAACTGCTCCTCTTTCGATTTCATCTGCTGTAAGCTTTCTGCCGATCTGTCTTTCAATAACCTCAACCATTTTCTTTGTAAATTTCATATCTTTTCCTCCTTGTGATTTGTAATTGTTTATCGTGACGTTATCGTAATCTGCATCTGCTTACTTTGTCAAGCAATGTTTTTACTAGTTTTTCATTTTTTTGTGTGGTCTCGCAATGCTACTTCTTTACGAACACAACCTTATATCCCAGGGCGTCAACAATCTTCTCAAACTTCGTGAGTCTCATGTCTCTTCTGAGAGAATCATTCAGTGTCTGCCGGTGGATTCCCATTTTCTTTGCCACCTCTGCTTGCGTGGTGTTCTCTTCAATCAATCTTTTCAGCTGTTCATTTAACGACATTCTCTATCTCCTTCTGTCTTTATTTTCTTTTTTTAGGCTTCTATGCAACCGGCTCCGAAGAAATATATGCTGTACATTCTTTTGGAACCGGTTATGCCTCAATATAAACTTCTTAACCTATGGTACGCATTTGCTTACCATCCGGTAAAAAAATTATCCGAAGACTTCCTCTCCGAACAATGCATACTGGATGATCGCATCTGCACGTCCAGCATCAATACAAGTCGTATCTATCGTATAGTATTTGTTGCTTACGTCTTTCTCAAGGCATTCGTATCTAGGATTCTGCAAATACATTTCAAGTCCTTTCATAAACTTTTCTTTGTTCAGCGTGTACCATTCTGTGTCTTCATCGTCAAACGGTTCGCAAACATGGATTTTCAACTCTCCGTCCCTGGCGATCTGCTCATGTCCCCAGGATGCTACCATCTTATCCGCCGGGACCTTAGCTGCATTGCACCAGTAAACAATGCCTCCTTCAAGTGCCGCACACATGATATCGTCCACGTCTTCCTCTGTAACAATGACTCTCTTTCCAGACTTCTTGTGCTTAATCTCTCCTACAATCTTCATTTTCTCCACGCCTTACGCCTCCCGGTAATCTTCGTAATCAATTCCAGCTACATCACAGATACTTTCGTAGTCCGTGCCATTCTCATACATATTCTTAATCGTCTGGCCGTGAATCGTTCCGTCCCATATCCGAATCATCTGCCCGATTGCTTCATTCAATGCCTTGTTGCTTCTATCTGCCATTGTTTATACCTCCAACCTGTTAATATCTCTCTGCTGGTTCTTGACCGGGCAGTTGCTTACACAGCCACCTCAACTTCACCAGTTTCTCTGTTATATCTATAGACTTCGTATCCCAGGATTTCTTCCGGTGTCAATTGATTGTCATTCACTGCTTTGACCATCTCTCTCAACTCCTCAAGTCCTTGTGCCGAAACCGGAACTGCGATCAACTCGTGAATACTTGAAGGAATGATGTAGAAATCTCCATTCATCTTCTCCGCTGCGATCTCAAGGTACTCTTTATAAAGCATGATATTTGCTCCGTGAAGCTTTCTGGTGTTCGTAAGTATATACATTTGAGGACCATCTGGTTCTTCAATTTCTTGGCCGACATTTACTCCCATCAGTTCACACATAACTTCACTCATCGTTCGCACAGAAAATCCGGACTTTTCTGTATTCTTCTTTGCAGCTTCATCCAGTTCTTCGAAGCTGATCCCTAATCTATCCAGGATCGCTTTCGTTAAGACATAACTCATCATACCGTTCTCGCCCGAGCTCGCAACCACTCTGTAAATTGCGACTAAGTCTGCAATTTTCTTTCCTGGGATATCTTTAAGCTTTTCTGCGTTTCTCTCAGCATTCACAAGCCGATATTCTACGTGGTCCAGGATGAATTTTCTGTCAATCCACTTTTCTACATTCATCTCAATTTCCGGTGTTTCAATGTTTTGATACATCTCAAACACTTTCTTTGCAGCATCCTCAACTGTCATGAAACCATCCTCCACTCTGTCTACGATTCCATCCACATAGAGTCTTGGAACAACCGTTTCCTCTGGCTTTCCGATTTCGATGCCAAACATCTTAACTCCGTTATTTTTTGTTGTCTCTTGTGCTGTTACTAAATATCCGTTTCCTGCGATTTTCTTTACTGCTCCAACTAATTCTTTTACGATTGCTTCTCTCATTTCAAAATCCTCCATTTTTTCTAAATCTATTAGCAACTGGTTTACCAGTAACGCTCTAATTTCTTGCTTTCTTTTTTTTGCCACTTTCGGCTCGTTGTTTATACTTTGCATGTGATACTGCCTTTCCCTAAAATCACATACTTCAGATTCTTATCTCCATATGCCATATCCAGCACTGCCGGTATCGCATCTTCTGTGCTGCTGAACTTATCCCTGAACAGCTCCGTCAGCATTACTTGCCCTCCATCACATTCCGGCATACCATAACTCAGCTCATGCTGATCGTAATAGATATAATCCACATAACCTTCAGCTTCGTCTTCATCCAACAGATTTGTTCTATTCCCTTCAGCAATCATAACAATCTCTCTTACCGATGGCACATAAATGAACGTATCTGCATATCTTGTTTCTTCCATCTCCCTGCTCCTTTCTCAAATGTAATAGCAACTGAAGTTCCAGTGATGCCCGAACTCATAATACAATCCATACTTTTCAAAAATCTTGTCAAAGCCTTTTCTGATCTCCGGGTATTCATCGTAGTAAAGCATCTCGCATACCGGTCCTTCAAAGCTCATACTGAGGATATGATTTGGATTCACATACTCAAAGTAATTTCTCGGGTCCTGGTCTTCTTCCTCGATCAGATGCTCTCTATCGTTGTAATGGCACTTTCCTGTCTCACGGTCACATGTCGTGAATCTCTTTCCGTTGAAATAGATGTTTACATCCTGCCACATCCCGTTATCCAGGAGGTATTCTCTGATTTCTTTTGCCAGGGCTTCAATCTGCTCCGGTGTTAATCTTGAAACATTGCTCATGCTACATTCTCCTTTCTTTCTCTCTTCTTGATAAGTCTTACTGGGTACTGCGGTTGATTCTCTCTGTACTCTCTGAGTCTTTCCACCCCTTCTTTTCTGGTGTACTCTGTCAAGATGTACTCCCAACCAAATCCATAATTTCCTTCCAGCACCCAGGTATCTACTGTCTTTCTTACATACATAACTTTTCTCCTTTCTACCACATTGTCTCGATAGCAATTTCATTGTAGAGCACGTATCTCTGTGCTTCTTTAATGGTCTTGAATTTCAGCAGTTCCAGGAATGGACCGTAACACAATCTTGATCTGGCGTCTTTCTCGACTTCCAGGTTGTATTTTTCTTCTCCTCTGATATCCTGCTTGCACATATCGCTCACATAATATCTCTTTCCTGTATTGCTCACGAATCTTCTTCTACCATTAACTGTCACTTTCGTGCCCTCCTTGTGATTTGTAATTGTTTATCGTGACGTTATCGTAATCTGCATCTGCTTACTTTGTCAAGCAATGTTTTTACATTTTCGGTCAAAAAAATTGCAGCCACGCTTTATCCGTAGATAATGTGCTGCAAACCATCTTCAAACTCTTCGTATCTCTTCTTCAGAATATCAAACACGCAATAGAACGACTGCATCTTTTCGCTGGCATCCGGTGACAGATAATCATAATAATAGCTATCCATCATTTCCATGAGACTCTTAATTTTTCCTGCCTCTATTACGGCATCTTCCAGGGTTAGGCTTCTCGGGGATACCACAATCTTCTTAACGTTCTCCTGGAGCTTATCCGGAATCCCAGGAGCTTCCTCTGCTGTCTTTTGTCCTTCCTCGCTATCCGCTGGATCCGAAACCGGTGTCTCGGATGCATAAACAATCTTTTCTTCTTTCTGCTCTATCTCAGCTTTTACCTGGCACTCTGCCACATACAGATCATACAGGATATTCACTACTCCCATCGCAAGCTTCATTGCACTCGGTCTGGCAATTCCCATGTCGCAGAATCTGGAAACGATTGTCATTGACACGCCCTGCTTCACAAGACTGTACTGGAAATTCTTATCCTTCCTTCTCTTTGCAATCTCCTCATAGGTCTGTGCAATTATATCATCATCCTTCACAAACTGTTCTACCAGGGCTTTGATCTCTTTATCGGTCAGAAACCTCTTGCCATTGTTCTGTTTCCCAAGCTCATTTCTGGAATTACATTTCTTCAACTCCCGGTGTACCATTTCATCCTCGCAGCCACCAACTGTACATGCTGCTTCGTTGCCCTCCGGAGCTATGATTACTTCGCAATGCTGATAATGTTTCAATCTTCCCATCTTTTTTCTCCTTCCTCCCAGTTTTCGGGCATAAAATTACAGCCACCTCAGTGACTGCAATCTTTTTTTCTACTTTCTTTCTCTATTCTGCTTCCCAAGCTCTTTCAGCGTAGTCATGCAGACCGCCACTTCTACTAAACACGTTGCCAGAATCGCCACCAGGAGGAATGGATTCATTCCCTTCACATTCCAGACAATAATCTCAACCATCATAAGCAGCAACGCCCATCTTCCAACTTTCTGCAATGTGTTCGCTTTCGTCTTCTGGATCTCATTTCTCATTTCAGATTTTTTCATTTACTTCTAACCTCCTTTATGCTAAACTCAAAGGGCAAGGGAGCCACAACTCCCAAGCCTTTGAGTGACTACTAAATGTAGTCTACTTGAACCAATGAACGATTGCCGTTACCAATGCTGATATACCAGTTATTGCTCCAACAATAATTTCAGTGATGGTGGCGGCGATTTGCATTTTAAGCAAACGCTTTTCTAGCAGCTCTTTTTCTTTGTCCGTTTCCGGATGCTTCTTCTTTCCCACTGGGCTATCCTCCTTCCGTAGATTCCGATAAATCCGTGGTGATGATTTATCGTATCGTCATCGTAACAGGCTGGCTCGGAGGCAGTCAAGCATTATTGTTACAGTTTAATATACAGCTCCCTTGCTTGCTAAAATCCACAACACCTCTATCCCATCCCCAGTTAGCTTTCTCTCGCTCACGGATGTACTCCTGCTGGATGATCATTTCTGCCATAGCCTGGTTGATAGCCCACTCTCCAGCAATCTCTTTTATTTCCTCAAGACTTCCAGCCGAAACCAACAAGAAAATGTTATCCAGGGCTTTCACGTTATCTTTGTATTTCTGTCTGGTTTGTCCAATCGTTACTGTATTGAGAAACTCTGGTCTATTCATCGTACATACCTCCTTATCAAATTCTTTCCACGAATGTCTTGCAGCACTCGTTAATCACTTTCCATAATGTGCTATCGAACAACTCCTCTTCTGAACAGCCATACTGTCCGCAGAAGCTATTGACATCTGAGTGCTCCAGGATATCTTTCGTGATCTCTTCCAGGTCATCCATCGTGACTTCTTTCTCAAAGTCGCAAAGGTCAACCAGCAGATGCGTGTATGCATCCACGTCTCCTCGGGTATAATAGCTTTCTCTGATGCACATGCTTCTTACCATGTCGCTATAAATTTTTCTGAACTCTCTGTATCTTGCCATCTCTATTCCTCCTCGAACGCTTTCTCAAAATCTAATTTTCCACCAGCCGCACTATCCATGAGGTCTTCAATCTCACCCTCAAGTTTCTCTGCTTCTTTTTTCAGAAGCTCAATCGCTTCTGTAATGTTTGCACTCTGGAACTCATACTCGTCCAGAATCTTCAGTGCTGATGCTACTGTCTGTTGCATCTTTGCCTTGTTGCTCAGTTCCATGATGCTCTTATGAATGTTCATCTCTATACCTCCTCAACTTTCGTGTAATCTTCCAGGATTCCAATGAGTGTTGCTTTACCAATCCGGAACTTCTGCTTGCGTCCGCATCTGGTTCCCATGTAATTGACAACCGTTCTTTCTGGAAGCTCATGCTTTATGTACTGGATCATGTAGTAATGACCATCTCCATGGTGAACAACATCTATGAATTTATGCTCATTCCGGTTGTTGCGGTATGTAGCTTTCTCTGTTCTGTTGGCTCTTGATCGAATTGCTTTTTCGCTTCTTTCGCTTTTCTTCTTGTCTTCATCGACAAGCTCAATTTTATCCATCAAAGTTCTCCAGTAGAATACTCTGCCATCTTCTGTTACAAGAAACTCTTTATGAAGATTGCTGTTTTCTTCTTTCAAGTCATATGCTTTGCAGGTAACTATTCTACCGTCAATATATTCATGGGTTTCATCTTCAAACTCTGCATTTTCTTCCAGGTAAGAAATAAACTCTTTAACTGTAAGCTGATCCATAAGCTTTTCTGTTGCGATCATAAAATTTACTCTGTATCTGTTGTCGTTTTCTTTTTTATATCTCATAATATCTTCTCCTTTTTTGAATGTATTTTGTTTTCGTGGCGTAATCGTAGCACTCATGAGCGCGGAGCAGTCAAGCAATATTTTTACAATTTGTAATTGTTTTTCGTTACTCGCTTTGCTATGCTTAAGAAAAAACGTGTGAGGTGGTCTTATGTACGATGGCAGCGAACAACTGACTTTTAAAGATAAAGAGCTTGGCAGCTCTGTCCTGGACTTCTGGTCATGGGCTTACTCTGACTTAATTCGGAACGTGAACCGTGGAGCTTTTGCAGAGTTTATAGTCCTGGAGGCAATGAATAATCAATCTGGTATTACCCCCCCCCGAACAAATTTTCGGGTATCTATGGATGCATACGATTTGCTCAGTCCGGACGGCATACGTGTAGAAGTTAAATCTTCCGCATATATACAAGCCTGGGAGAGTGAGCATCCAGCAAGAATCTCTTTCCGAATAGCACCGGCAAAATCGCTGGACTCATCCGGCAACTACTCAGCCGATTCTCAATACTGCCGGCACTCAGACGTGTACGTGTTCTGTGTCTGGACTGCCATGAGCCGGGAACAGAACATACTTGATTTATCATTATGGGATTTTTACGTGATCGCAACAAAGACATTAGACCAGAAGGTCCCGAATCAGAAAACAATTACTTTCCAGTCTTTGCTGTCTCTTCAGCCAAGGAAAGTTGACTACTTCGGTCTTTACGAAGCAATAAGAAGCGAAGCTATGAATGATTGAAAATGGGACGTCATTTATGACAAAGCACACATATATATTTATATATAATATTTATATTTTTTATTTTATTATATAGCACCGTCATTGTGATATCATTTTTCCGGTCATTCACCGCATTTGTCCAGATATGTTTTTACATTCTTCCGGGCAATGAAGATTTTAACTCATGTCAAATGATTGCAAAAATTCCTGTTTTAAAAATCATTTTTCAATCATTATGTATGTCATTACTGACATCACATTTTCAGTCACTCTATAATAAGGAAGAAACTGATTACACTTGTAACCTCTTTTGTAATATTCCGATATGCCATAGAAAGCTGTAATTTGCTTTTTATGGCTCTTTTGCTTTTAGTGAAGGAGTATATGCAGACTTTCTCTTTAATCCACTGGGACGCTTTTCGTCAAAAGTGGCTCCGCATTTTTGTTCATTATTTTTCTTGACAAAAAATCTTTTATCTGAACCGCTCATTTTCAGCAAATAAAAAATGCCCCAGGCATCCGAAGATACCCAGGGCGTGTGCGACATATTATCCTTGACCAAAAGAGGTGTATTTAGTTTCTTAGTTCCTTGCCATTAAAGCTTTCTTACTTGATGAATACCTGTCCTTTGTAATATCCAGCCATCCATCCGGACGGTGCCTTAATCCATACATCGTTTCCGACTACATTCACCTCTTTACAGGTGATAACTGTACCGGCATCTAGGCAGCCATCATTGTCTTTATCGTGTTTCTGTCCGTCTGCCGTAAGCTGTGAATGCTTCTTGGCAGCATAATTTGTTCCGGGACCGGTACGCACTTTCAATTCTACTTGCAGTGTATACGCTTTTCCGACTGTATACCGAGGGCTCTTCGCAACCTCTGGCGCAGATGCACTCTGCTTGCTGTTGTATACGGAGGTCAGCTTTGCTTTGCTTGCTGGTCCGTATTTTCCATCCACTTCTAACGCATAGAATTCCTGGAATTCGGTCAGAGCTTTTTCAGTATCTCCACCGAAGGATCCATCCACTCCAGACTTACCACAAGAGTATCCGCAGCCGATCAACATCTTTTGCATCTCTTTTACTGCGTCCCCGGAATCGCCTTTCTGGAGATAATTTCTTACATTAACCGTTCCGGATGCAGATGCTGTCACTCCGGTGTAACGGTACACATGAATCCACGGCTTATTGTAATA